CAAGCTAGCATGAAAGCTCTTCAAGATAGAAGAGAGCAAACACGTCAAGATTTTTTCAAGGGAAGAGAAGACGTTTCTCCTAATCGATTAGATAGGAGACAAATTCAATCTGATTTATATGAAAAATTTAAACAAGAACAGATGAAACCTGTTTTAACTACCTCAGGTAAACCAACAGGGGCGTTTCAATCTATAGTACCAGGTGGACCTACCTTAACTGACAGAGCTCAAGAACTTGCTTTTAAATATGGTCCTACCTTTAGTGAGATAGGAAGTGACATAGGATATGGTTTAGGAAGTATAGCTAAAGGAGCTGGTGATTTTATAGGTAGGGGAGGTGTCATCGGATCTGTTTTATCTGGACTTTATGATAAGTTTAAAAGTGGAACTCAGCAGGGAATAGAAACTGTTGGTAGTCTTTACGATAATTTAAGAAAAACTTTAGGTGGTGGTGAACCACCTGTTGCTTCTTATGGAGGAAGCAGTGACATAAGAGTGACAGATAACATATTTTTACCCACTCAGGGATACGATTCCCGAGGATATCTTCCTGAGGGCTTCTCTAATGTAGGTATTGAACAACCTCAGTTCCCTTACAACTTCGAAACAATGATTAAACCAAAACCTCAACCACTTCAACCAAGTGATATGTCTCAAGAACAATTTATGGAGTCTTTTCCTGAGTTATACTCCTCTCTGTATCAACCAAGAAATTATGAACCAATTAAAGTGAGTGATATGGATATGACTGGAGTCACTGCTCAAGAAGGCGATAGACCAGTTCTTCCTGAGAATGTCATTCCTAGAACACGTAGTGTTTATCCTTTACCAAATAACGTTGTTCCAATGACTCCTGTTTTACCTCCTGAAGTGATAGATCCAAGAATGTATCAAGGTCAAACTTTATACGCTCAAAATTTGGGATTACCTTCTTTAAAACAGAGTTATGATTTTTTAAGAAACCCTCAAGTAGAGACTCCTTTAGGTAATTTAAGATTTGATAATGTTTTATCTGGAAACCCTCAATTAGGTTATGGAAATACTATTATGATTAACGGTGTGCCTGTTGATTTAAACGCTACTATCGGTAATCAAGGATTAAGTGTGGGTGGATCTTTTTCTTTTAAAAAGGGAGGAAGTGTAGACAAATACGCTGGTTTAGGTTATAAACTTAAATAAATGAAATTAATTCAATTTATTATAAATATATTTAAAAGAAAGGTAGAGAAAGATCCCCACGAAGAACACTGGGGAATAGGTGCATCATGATAAAAATTACAGAAGAACTTCGAGCTAGGGTTATCGCCCATGAAGGAATTGTGGACGAATTATATTTAGATTCATTAGGAAAAGCCACGATTGGCATTGGCCATTTGATACAGCCACATGAGAGAAATAGATTTCCAGAAGGAAAAAAGATTTCTAGAGAAGAAATAGACGAGTTATTTGATATTGATATCAACAGAGCCGCGGCAGGCGCTGACTTATTAGTTGAAGAATGTATTGGAGTCGGACTTGAACTACCTCAACATATTGGTGAAGTGATTGTGGAAATGGTTTTTCAACTAGGAATTCAAGGTGTTCGAAATTTTAAGAAGATGTGGAAAGCGATGAGAGTGAAGGACTGGAAAACAGCTTCACTGGAAATGAAAAACTCCAGGTGGCATTCACAGACACCGAAGCGCTGCGAATCCCTTGCTGAAATTGTAGCTAATACCTAGAGAGTTCTTCTAATAAAGTTTGGAAAGCGACCTTCTTGTTTAAAGGTCATATAAGCTGCATACCAATCATTTTTGTATTCTGCTTGACAGAATTGTTTAATGGTTTCGTCTTTGTCTTCTTTTACTTTAAAGAAGTTTAAAAAGTGATCCATTGATCTTTTTGTTAAATTAAACATTTTTATTTTCTCCTTGTGATAGATGTTTTATCCACATCTTAAAAAAAGAGAATTGTTGTTTTCGCACAATAGATATGATAAATTAATAGTTAGAATGATAACGACACAATATACAAGGAAGGTAACTTTGATGTATGTTGCAAAAAGTTTTTAGATTTAGTGGCCCTTGCAAAAACATTATAATTTATTAACTGTCGTTATCGTTCTTTTTAAGCCACTCCGTCAACTGACAGCATCTTTTCTAACTTATTCAAATACCATTGAGCTTTCCTGATATCTTCGATACCATTCTTTTCACGATGTCTGGCCAGATATTTCCATATCTGACCTTTCAAATACCCAATAAACTCATCCTTTGTTAATTGAGATTCAATCGCATCGATTGTTTCAATAGTTTTATTTTTATAATAGTTAGGATTAATTTTATCACTCATTTTGCTTCTCCCCAGTTATTACCTATCGCTACGTCGACTTTAGACGGAACGCTCATCTCTATTGTATTCTCCATAATATCAATGATTTTCTTTTGTGTTTCTGGATCATCTTTAAGGCTTATTGCTAATTCATCGTGAATTTGAATCATTGGAGTAATACCTTCTTTATCCAAGTCAATCATTGCTTTCTTTGTTTGATCAGCAGCTGATCCTTGAATTAATCGATTTAAAGCTTTGTAGGTCCCTGATCTTTTTAAAGGAGTGTATTCACCATACTCTTCTTTCGCTCTATCCAAAGGATACGCTTTATAAGACCCAAATGCTTTAGGTTCCCATAATTCAAAACGACATCTTCGACCTAAGAAAGTTTTAACAGCACCTCTTTTATTTGCATGATCGGAAACTGCGTCAGCTAACTGTCGAACAAAAGGAACTCTTTCATTATATTGTTTAATCAAAGACTTTCCTTCTTCTGGATCAATCCCTAATTGATCGGATAGTTTGCCTACACCCATGCCATAAAATAGCCCTAAATTTATGGTTTTAGCGCTCTTACGAGGAATATTTCCAATCTCAGCCATGATTGTATGGAAGTCTGTTTCTTTGTCTTCGTTATAAGCTTTGACAATCTTTTCAGCACCTTCAAGCTTCACGATATTCGCATAGTGGCTCACGAGTCGTGGCTCTTGCTGAGAGTAGTCGAAAGAACCCCACTTCTCTCCTTCTTCAGGTAAGAATAATCCTCTAACCAAAGAACCAATTTTAATGTCGGACTCAGCGTCATCTTTAGCAGGAATTTGTTGAAGGTTAGGATTAGAGTAACTAAATCGACCTGTCAGCGTACCACCATTTTCTGTTCGTAACTGATTAATATTCGCATGAATTCTTCCGTTATGCTGATACTTCTCAATCGTATGGAGGAACGTGGTCCGTGCCTTGTTGAAGTTTCTGGCCTGAACAATTGCTTTAGGAACAGGATGAGGATGAAACTCTAAAAAGCTTTTAGTAAAACTAGGATTACCCTTATCTGTTTTTGGATAGTCAATTTTACATTGATCAAAGACCGTCGCAATAGAACGAGCAGCCCAAATATCACACTTCAAACTAGTTTCTTTAAAAACAAAATCTAACAGTTCATTTTCTCTTTTAATAAAAGATTTCTCTGCTTTCTTTAATTGTTCTAAATCAACTCTCACACCTTTCTTTCTCATCTTCATAAGAATAGGAATTAAATCTGTTTCTAAATCAAAAACAGTTTGTAAGTCTTGTTGAGTAATTTCAGGTTTTAGTCGGTCCCATAGCTTTAAACAAAGAACAGCATCTTGTTCAGCATACTCACCTACATATTGAGAAGGTATTTTAAACATTTCACTTTTAGGATTAACACCCCATTGAGCAGCAGTTTCATTTAACAGAAATTCATTTTTACTTTCAGCTAAATATTCTTTTGCCACTGCGTTCAGCGAGTAGCTATATTTATTTTCATTAATCAAAGGAGCCGCGATCATCGTATCAATAATACGACCATTCCACTTAACACCTTCAGCTTCTAACCAACCAAAGTCATAGGTGGCGTTATGGGCTATTTTCTCTCCTTCTCCAGAGAGCATTTCATTTAGCCAGTCAAACACGACTCGTGGATCGTGGTTAAATCCTGTTTCATGTCGAATAGGATAATATCCTTTCCAACCGTCGACAGCGATTGCCACACCAATAATTTCTC